GGCGTTGTTCAACGGAGGTCTGCTGCCGTGAACTCAGAAGACGTGCTGATCTATTGTCTCGCGTTCCTCGCCGCTGCAATGGTGATCGTCTCGGCGATCTACCTCTACGGCTACCGCTCAGCGCAGCAATTCCGGCGCGATCAATTCCATCAAACGACGAACTTCGGGCGCGATCTTCATCGCTTCCGCAATCACGTTGTAAATCTGCGGCCACAGTCGCGCGATCTCCTGATGGTGTTGCACCAAGCGACCACCGATGCGGATCATCAAGGGAACGTCGATCATGTTTCCTTGTTCGGGACCAGCCAGACGAAGAACGGCACGAGCAGCATGACGATGGCGGCGACCGTCTCCTCATTCAGCTTCTCGCTGAAGCCCCAGCCGAAATACAAATCCACGATGCCGATCAGCGCCATGATCCCGGCGACGATGGCCTTGTCATAGCTCGTGAACATCAGCGTCCATCCTTCGGAGCCGGATAACAATCCGCGAGCATCTTCGCGACGATAGCGCGGTTCTCGTACATCAACTTCGTCTCGATCTGCCGCTCGTTGTGCGCCTGCACGCCCTCATAATAAAGGTAGCCGACCAAAAGCACGTTCATGACTACGAGGGCCAGCGACAGAGGCTGGCCCTTCAGCGCGTCGATGAAGCTGCCCGCAACCTGGGTCGGACCATTCGGCAAGGTCATCCAATCCTGTACCAATAGGCACCGGCACCGCTGGGATCGGAGGGGTTGATGAGGCCCCAGATAGTGGCTCCGTAAGTTGGCGGTCCGGGCAACCACGCCGCGTTGGACGCACCATCCGCTCCGGGCGGACCTTGTGGACCTCCCGGCCCCTGCGGACCCAGCGGTCCCTGCGGGCCAGCCGGACCCTGAATGCTCTGCCCTGGAACACCCTGTGGTCCCGCCGGTCCGGCAACACCCGGAGCGCCTTGCGGCCCCGCTGGTCCTGCCGGTCCTGTGCCTCCTGGGCCTTGCGGGCCGGTCGCGCCCTGCGGACCCTGCGGCCCTGCCGGACCCGGAGGACCGGGCGTGGGCATAGTGGACGGCGACCACGCCGTTCCGTCCCACACCTCCAGAACATCATCAGTGGTGTTGAACCAGAGTTCTCCCAGAGTATCGGGAGGGGGAGGAGGATTTGGACCGACAAAAGCCACGTCCATACCGGCCGGACCAGGAGGTCCCTGCGGTCCTTGCGGACCTTGCGGCCCCGGAGGTCCAGGCGGCCCACCGCCGATCTGCTTGACGATGCAGGCGACCAGCGGCGGCAGAATGTCCTTGAGGATTTCTTCCAACATGCACCGCAACTGGCGGCGTTGCTCCAGACACTCCTCGACGCTAGGCGGACGCGGTTTGTGGATGGTTCCGTGCATCAGCGCATCCTCCGCGCCCTGACCTCGACGGTGAATGTCCCGCCCGCCTCGTCGCCGGTCGCGTAGCCGGGCTGGTTGGTCTTGAGCATGAACGCCAGCAGGGTCGGCGTGGTGATGTTGACCTGCGCCGGTTGCGCACTCATGCCCACGCTCGCCACCTTGTTCGTGCCAGAAGTGTAGAACTCGGCCTCGATGGGCTGCACTCCCGCAGGCAGCGGGCTTAGCTCGATTGATCCGCCGGTATTGCCGACGCTGCCGGACGGGGCTTCAAGCGAACACTTCAGCGACACATCCCAATCACCCGGTTGCAGCACCACCGAAGACAGCGCCTGCGACTGTGCGGCGGGAGTGAAGGTGCCGGTGAGCGAGGTCGATACCACCTCGCCGACCATGCCAGCGGCGGCATTGGTGCCACTGACCACGCCCATGATCGGTCCAGTCTTAACCGGACCTCCAATCTCGCCGATAATTTCGGCGATGATCTGCTTCAACTCCGCAATCTGCCGCCAGCAACTGCGGATGTTGTCGAGACGGAAATCGCCCTCGCAGCATTCGTCTCGATCATGGCCCCAACTGCTTCGCTCCAGTTCGATCATACTCATGGGCTTTCTCCATACCTTTTAGATACCTATGCCATCATCATCGCTATAGCTTTTGGCTGTTCAACAACAACAGGCTCAGAAGTCCACACCTGGTAAGCTACATTCGCATCGGTGTATATTTGGCTCTCCATCCGCAAGACATCGCCTGCCTGCAAATTTTCTATCGCGGGGGATGTCCAAACAATCGTTCCATCTGCGCCGCCCACGGTTGCATTGCCCCTCATATTGCCGTTTGCGATCTCGACACCGCCGCGTCTCTGTCGCAGCACCGGATAGATGTATTGATTTTGCATTGAGTGTCGCGACCTCGCTTCCCACTGCGCGGCTGTCAAGATCATGTCGGTCGGGACAATCTGATCGAACGAACTTAGGGTGCTTTGACCGCCGGGATGGTTGAAGGTCCAGTGAAACAAGTGATCCAGAATTGGCACATCGAGATATGTCGTAAAGGCAGGGACGGGGTTGTCACCTGTCATCATAAACAGGTTTAATTCATCCCCTAGTTGGAATTGGACAGCACTGGCAGGGTAAAAGAGAGAATAGCCGCCGCCCGGCACAATGACCCTCTGCCACTGAGCGACGTTAGTCCCGCCCCTGGTCTGTACGAGCGAAAACTGGATCAAATCTGTGGGCACCCCCGGCGTATCCAAAGCGAAAGATGCGCCCGCAGGAATGTTCGCCGCGCCAGAGACGAACACCTTGGGGCTTTGCCCGATAGTATAACCACCGGCTACAGCGAGGACGGGGAGAGTGGCCACCCGCTTGAGGGACGCGCCCCAAGGATTAAACCCACCCGGTACGGCGAACTTCAGCTCCTCAGGTAACTTCACGGATTTGCCGATGGTCTGCGTGGCCCATGCGACGTACCAAGCCGCGCCAGTGAGAAACGACACGCCGCCCACCCCGTTGACGGGATTGGCGTTGCCACTGTTCCAGGTCACGCCATCGGTCGTAACCCACATTAAGCCTCGACCCTGATCAATGGCGATGCCGACCGTCGAACCCGCGCCGAAAGACACATTGGAAAGCGGCGTTGAATTGCCGCTCCATCTAAACGTGCCATCGGGCCGCACCCCGGCGGCTTGCGGGCCGTCGCCCAGAAACGCACCAAGCCACGCGGCGGCGGTGGAGATGCCTACTGTGACGACCTCGCCCGGTGTCAGCGGGGCCAGCGGCTCCACCTCGTAGTAGACCCTGTTGGATGCAGCAGGAGTGCCGCGCGCACCCGCACCAGGATTGGCCGAAGTCGCGGGACCGGCTGTGACCGTTCGCCCATCCGCGCTGAAAATCGTATTGAAATCACCTCCTGGAAAAAAGGCGACACGGTTCGCAACCATCACTCCCTCGTCCCTGCGATAGTAAGGCCGAAGTCAGCAAGCGTAGCGTCTTGAGTAGAAGGGCTGACTAGCATCAACGCTTCGCCCTCTAGAAGCGTCGCGCCTGCGCCGATGAACGAATTGTGAAATGGATCGTAGTACCCGACGTTAATCACCTGTGGGGCGTTTTGCGGACCTGTGACCCTGGCGACACCCCATAACAAGTTCTCGGTACTCGGAGCAGTGCGCCACCTCGCGAATGAGCCGATTAACGCTCCAGGGATTACCGATCCCATTGTTACCGAAATTGGAAACGACGCATTTGCTGGAGGTTTGCCCGCGAACGTCCACGCATACCCCACGGGCTGCGGCACATCGGGAGGAGTGCCGCGCGCCCAGCGCGTGCCATCCCAGAACCAATTCTGAAAGACTTGGTTGAGTGCCGGATTATCGGGGAAGTTGAGAACTCCCGCGCGCGGTTGGATGATCGCAGGAGCGGCGACAACAGGTTCGACCGCAGGCGCGATTGGCGGCGCAGGTTCAGGCTCTGCGGGTTTTGGCGCAGGCTTCTTCGGAGGCGCGGGTTTCTTCGGAGGTCGGCCCATCAGCGCACCCGTGTTGCTTGGAAACGCGCAGTGGGGAAATAGCTCGTTACCGCAGGTTCGTTCAAAGCATACACCATCAAACCAAGATTTTTAGGAACGGCCGTGTTGACGAAATCGTCCACCATCCCGACGAAATACAACTGGTTGCCGCCGATGCCTGCGGGAAGTTGGAACGCGATGTTGGAATTGAGGTTGCCAGAACTAAACCCGGTAAAAGCGAGCGATCCACTACCCACGCCGGAACTTCCGCCGCCAGATGCCGTCACCCTAATGAACACCTCGACGCTAACGGTCCAGGCTCCCGGCGGCAGCGTGAATGTTTGCGCCACCATGACGGGGATCATGTTGAACTCTTGCGCGATGACCTCGCCGATCTCGCCCGACGCGGCCACGCTGCCATCGGTGACGCCCTGCTTCGATGCGCCGCCGCCGCCGGTGATCTCGACCCACTGCGAGCTGGTTGGATCGGTGTACCAGAGCCACATCGTCCCGTTGGTGCTGTCCCACCACAGCGCGTTAGGGATCGGATCGGCTGGAGCGATCGGACTGACGTAGGGGATTTGCCGGTCGAACAAACCTTGCAACGCATCCTGCACGTTGCCCCACGGTTGGCTATCGACCGTGGTGACCGAGACTTGATTGGCGGTCGAAGCGCCGTCAGTGCCGGGCGGACCTTGCGGGCCAATCGGCCCGGTCTGCCCCGGCGGACCGCGCCATTGGCCGATGGCTTGCCACGCACCATCCCGCCATTGGAATGCCTGCCCAGTGTCGTTGGCGATCAGGACCGTACCCTCGGGGGCGGATGGCGGTAGCTGCGTGCTATCGGGGACCGAGCCGCCCATAACCGCAGGCGGGCCTGTCGGTCCGGTCGGCCCAGCCTCACCGGGGTCACCCTGGATGCCGGGAGGTCCTACGGAGCCGGGAGGTCCGGGCGGGCCTTGCGCGCCCTCGGGGCCGGGCGGCCCGGCGGATACCAGACCGGCGTCAACCCATTGCGTGCCATCCCACACCCAGCCGTGGCCGGTATCCGTGGTGATGAACATGTCGCCTTCGTTGGCGGTCGAAGGCAGGCTGGCGAACTCGGGCACCGTGCCCTGGAAACGGATGCCCGGTCCCGGCGGACCCTCTGCGCCAGGAGCGCCGGGAGGGCCGGGCGGTCCTGGTACGGTCGAGGCGGGACCGGGCGGACCCGGCGGACCTGTGGTGCCGGGCGGACCGGGCGGACCGACGATCTGGCCAATGGAAATCCATTGCGTGCCGTCCCAGGACCAGCCGATGCCGGTGTCGTCGGCGACCCAGATGTCGCCGGGGTTCATGCCGCTGGTCGGCAAGTCGTCAGAAGTTGGGACGCTGCCCATGATTTGCAATCCGGTCCCCGGAGGACCCTGTGGTCCGGTGGGGCCGGGCGGGCCTTCGACGCCTGCGGCTTGGATGGCGGCATTGACCCAGTTCGTAGTGGCGATGGACTGATCGCTGTCGCCGGGGGGCGGATCGGGCGCTTGCGGGTCGCCGTTAAAGATCGGGTCGGTGATCGGTGCGCCGCCAGCCGCCATCACGTCGTTTAAGGTTAACGTGACCGCGCCGTTGCGGCCGTTGAACGAATTAACGACGTTGCCCTGGAGATTGGTGATCTGCTGTTGCAGCGCCGTGTCGGCGGCGGTGACGAACGCCGTGGTCGCAAGCTGGGTCGTCGCCGTGCCGGGATTGGCGGTCGGCGCAGTGGGGACACCTGTGAATTGCGGGGACGCGCGCGGCGCACCGCCAGCGTTCGTGATGTCGGTCAGCAACAGCACCACGTCGCCGTGCCGCCCGTTGAAGGTGTGGACGAGCGACGTATCCATGTAGGTGACGATGGCGGCGCGCACCCAAGCGGTGTTGGCGATGCGGGTCGAGCTATCGGCGGCAGGCGGGGTCGGCGTGCGCGGGATGCCGATGAAGAACGGCGAGTTGATCGGCGCACCCCCGGCCAGGAGAATGTCGGTTAGCAGCAGATGCACCTGCCCGTGACGGCCGTTGAAACTGGCGACACCCGCGATGCCGGACGTGACCATCTGCCGGACCCACGCCGTCGTGGCGAGGCTCCCATCGTTGGAGAGGATCGGCGGCATCGGCGCGGTCGGCTGGCCGGTGAAGTGCGGCGAGTGGATCGGTGCGTAGATCGAGTTCAGGTCATCGAAGGTCACGTACTTGAGCAGTTCGTCCTCGATGAAGAACATCAGGTCGTCAATGTGGCGACGGACGAAGTTGGTGGTGGCGATGCGGTCCGAGTGATCGGACATGCGCGGCGTAGGCGCGCGCGGCTCGCCCCGGAACCGCGGGCTCCAGATCGGTGCGCCGCCGACACGCAGAATGTCCTTAAGATGCAGCCGGACATCGCCGTGTCGGCCGTTGAATGAGAACACCACGCCTTCGCGCAGCAGTTCGATCAGGTTCTTGCTGATCGCTCGCTGCACGAAATCAGTGTTGGCGATCAGCGGGCTTCGATCCCAAGGGTCGCCGATCAGCGGCACGGTCGGCCAGCCGGTGAACTCCGGGCTGTCGATGGGAGCGCCGCCCGCGTTGATGATGTCGCTGAGCAACAACGTGATATTTCCACGCCGCTCGTTGAACGACCAGACTGTGTTCTCCGTCACATATTGCGCCGTCGCCACCTCCAGCGGGTTCACCGGATCGCGCGCGACCGTCAGCGTGTCCTCCAAGGTCAGGTGACCGTTCGAGCCGAAAGTGGCGGCGAGGTGCGTGAAGGTGAGGGTGAGGTTGCCGCCCTGCGCCGACATCGACGCAACGCCATCCCAGAACAAGGTGCCGTTGAAGTCGATGTTGCCGCCGACGTTGACGTTGCCGCCGACACTGAGGTTCTGGCCCGCCGCAGCCAGCGGTGCCAGCAACCCCAGCGGGGGCGCGTTAACATACGGACCGCCCGCACCACCGGCCTGCAACAGCACAAGATCGCCAGCCGCAACCGGCGACCGTAACGGGTATTGACCGATCTGCCTTACGTTGAGGACGAAATCGTCACTCATTTAGGTTCCACCTTCACGATCTTGGTGGTGATCGGCACCATGGAAAAGCTGGCCAGCGCCTCGGCGTTGCCGTCGCTAAAGATCGGCTCGAACGCGCCAGCGGGGGTGGTCGGCTGGAAGAAGCCACCGGCAAAGTTGGGCCAGCGGATCATCGCGTTCTGGAGCGGTATCCACCAGCCGCTGGGGATTTTGCTGCCGTTCTGGAAGGCGCGCGCGGTGCCGACCGAATACTCGACTTCTTCCTCGTGGTGTTCGCCGCGTTCGACTTTGCGTAGCAAGGCTTCGTAGTTCGAGAGCAAATACCTGATCGTGCGCGCCTGCGTTTCGATGATGTCTTGCAAATGGCCATGCTCGTCCTCGCCCGGTGGGCAGGGCTTACCCCAACGGAAACTTTCGGGGTTGAGTTCGGCGGACGGGGCCTCATCCATCGGGTTGGGCATCAAGACCTCCTATGATGTCAGCGCGCACAGCAGCAGGCACGTTCGCGGCCAGACGTTGCCGCGCGTGTCGGTGGCAACCCACCTAAGTTGATAGTCGGTGCCTTCGACACCACCCGAGAGACTAGCGTATATCGTGCGACCCTGCACACCCACCGGCCCGATGGCGAAGTCGGAGGTAGGCGTCGCCTGAACTTTGTTCGTCCAGATGGACAGCGCGCCGCCAGTCAAGCCGACACCGGGCGGGACCAAAAATGAAAAGTCTAGGCCAATGACCGACGCCTCACCCGGCGACCACTCGGGGCTGTAGCGGCGGGATAACGGCATCGCTCACCTTGACAGATTTTTCGTTCCGCTTTCGTCGGTGATTTGTTTCCGCGTGAAACATAACATTCACGCTTCACAGACGGCGCGTGTTCCACTCAACCGTCGCGGTCAGCAATCTATCGACCCACACACCGTTGCGCACGCCGATCAGGCTGTCCTGCGGATCGGAAACATAGCCGATGTCCGATGCGTGCAGAACCTCCCCTGCCCCGATCTGCACCGGCCCGTTCACGAGCGGCAAGGTGAAGATCACGCGGCTGAGCCCGAGCGGCCCATCGAAGCCGGTCTGAATACCGTTCGGCCCGATGCGTCCGCCCTGGTCGTTGACGACCAGTTCGGGACGCGCGGACGGGGTGCGCAACGCCTTCATAATTCACGACAAGATTTTTGACTTGCACAGTGTAGCGGGCAAGCCTACAAAAGCAACCGCCCCGGAGGTTCGGTCCGGGGCGGTTCGACAAACGTCACTGTGTGTACTCCCTTCCCAGGAGTGCATACCCCCAAGGAAGGAGGGCCATGCTGTGTGTCACATAACCGCAAATCCAAATTCTGTAAAGCCAATTTTATGTTGCATCCCGATGGCAGGGGTGTGACATGACCCCGCAAGAACTGCTCAACAACGCCGGAATTTTCCCGCCCAGCTACATGCCGGGCCGCTACTACACCGCCTGCCCCAAGTGTTCCGCCAGCCGCCAAGTCCGCCACCAAAAACTCAAATGCCTCGGCATCACGGTCCTGGACGACAAGGTGTTCTGGGGCTGCAATCACTGCGGCTGGACCGGCCCGGAAAAAGGTAGCGGCATCGCCGGACCGGACCCGGTGTCGTATCGCTACGGTCAAAATCTGCGCAAGGTCCGCAACACCCGCAGCAACGGCCCGAAATTCTACTGGCAACATCTCAACGGCGGCGGCTGGGAAAAAGGAACTAACGGCCTCGACACATCCTCTTTGCTCTACCGCATAGACGAAGTGATCGAAGCCATGGCGGCGCGTGAGCCGATCCTGATCGTTGAAGGTGAGCGGGATGTCGATACCTGCTGGGGCTTGGGATTTGCGGCAACGTGTAACGCTCACGGCGCGGGGAAGTGGAGCGCCGATCACAGCACGCAACTCGCGTTGGCCGACCTGATTGTCTTGAACGACAACGATGACCAGGGCCGCACACACGCCAACACCGTCTGCATCTGTTCCTGGCCGCACGCCCACAGCATCAAGCGGCTCGATCTTAAGGTCGATTGGCCCGGCATCCCGGTCGGCGGCGACATCACCGATTGGGTCAACGAAGGCGGAACCGCACACGAACTGCAAGACCTGATCGACACAGCACCGGAATGGAAGGGAACGCCGGACGATCCCAAACCACCACCGCTCCCATTCATCCGTCCCGGCATCTGGACCGGATTGCCAGTGCCAGAACAAGACTGGTCGGTGCGTGATCGCATCCCAGCACAACAAGCCTGCCTGCTGAGTGGCCACGGCGGTAAGGGCAAGTCCACCATCGGACTGCACCTGTGTTCCGCGCATGTGTTGGCGCGCGACTGGCTCAAGTCCATGCCAACTCCCGGACCGGCCTTCTTCCTTGACGCCGAAGATGCCGTCGAAGTCGTCCACCGCCGCATGGAAGCGATCCGCCAGAATTACGACACCACCTTCGCAGCCCTGGAAGACGGCGGCCTCTACATCCTGCCGATGGCCGGGGAAGACGTGGTGATGGCGGTCGCCGACCGGAACGGAAAGATCATCCCCACACCGTTCTACCAGCGGCTCTTGGAAGCGGCCTCAGACGTGAAGCCAGTGCAGATCGTCATCGCCCCCGCCGCCATGGTCTTCGCCGGAAACGAAAACGACCGTGTGCAGGTGCAGCAATTCGTCGGCCTGCTGACCCGGATCGCGATCAGAACGGGAGGAAGCGTTACGCTGATCTCTCACCCCTCGCTCACCGGGTTGTCCACAGGCACAGGAATTTCCGGGACAACCCAATGGCACAACGCCTTCCGCGCGCGCATGGTCGTCAATGGCGTCGAAGACGACAACGGCGTCGATAGCGGATTGAGAAGACTAGAGTTTCTGAAAAATCAGTACGGACCACTCGGCGAGAGCATCGTGCTGAAATGGCAGAACGGCATGTTCCTGCCAGTGCCGGAAGAAACCGATTTCGAGAAAGCCGCGAAGGAAGCTAAGGCCGATCAGACCTTCGTGGAGGTGGCAAAGAAACTCCAGGCACGCGGGCAAACCATGTCCCCCAACAAAACCGCCAGGAACTACGCCGTCCACCTGATCTTCGGCGAGCTACCGACAGACACAAAGCTCACCAAAGGCGACCTCGCCCAGGCCATGAACCGGCTCCTCGATGCCAACAGGATCATCGTCCTCACCACCGGACGAACGCCGTATCTGAGAGTTCCATGAGGCGAAATTCCTCAACGAAATCAGATGTGCGCTATGTGTGGCCAAGGGTTTTCCCTTGTCGAAAAATGACCAAAAAACAGACCCAACAAAATCAATGACTTACGCTGCACACATGCCTGCACACATGCTGCACACATCACTTAGACCTACACACATGTGTTGGTGACCACACACCCCTATAGGGGGTGTGTGTGTCACACACATGCCCGCCCGAAAAAAAGGAAATGAGTGCATGACCCGCGCCGACCCCGCCAAGCGAGCCTTCGCCGTCGAGTTCAGCCGCTGGCTCGAAAGCAACCCATACCCCAACTTGCACAAGCTGATCGCCGAGTTCAGCGGCTACTGGAATATCCCCGACCCCCAGTGGCAGCAGTATCGAGCGGCGGTGAAGGATTGGGAAGCACGCCGGAACGCACGCTTCTACACACCCTAAGTCCTGTTCCATGTGAGCGGCATGATCTTCTCCGATTGGGGACGAGTGGTCAGTCTGAGTTGGGGCCGCCCAACCTTCCGCCTGGAATGCAGGTTCCTCGATCTATGAACATTGCGTACTTCACAAGTACACCACGCCGCTAACCCATTGGCGCGCAAAATTTTTTTTGGAAACGCAAAAATTTTTCTGGGAAAAATCCGGCATGGGACGGGACCGAAAACGCGAGCGCGCGTCCCGGAGCCGTTATGGTGCGCCGCACGCGCGGCATTTCGGCAACACCCTGGTCGGTCGCCCGGTGGTATGGTGCAACAGTGTCAAGGAGGTATGCAGTTTAGGCGATGAGATCAGAGGCAAATGCCCAGTCCACGTTACCCTTGCCAGATATGCCGAGAGCCTTGGCTGTGCCGGGCGTGATGTCGATCCCGGCACCATTGGGGATTTTCCCTTTGTGCGGCCCGCGTGGGAGTGGCTGTTTGTTCTTCCAACAGTACTCCGCAAGCGGTCGCTGGCCCTTGTAGAAGTAATCGTCGTCGGTCAGCCACGGACCGACATCGCGATTGTTGGTGATCACCTCTTTGCCATTAGCGCGGTTTCTCACGATGACCTGTTGACGCTTTCCGACAAATTTCCACGGCAGCGAACAACTCAATTCTGTGTTGGTAATGGTGTCGAACGGCGGGTACGCGGACTTGTTGGGATCGGCTGTGCCCCCGAATACTGTGGCGATAATGTCCTCGAACCACTCAAGTACCGGGGGCTCATAAGGGGGGATTTCGTACAGTTCCTCCAGGCGAGCCCAGGTACGGGGACCGATGACGCCATCCGGGCTAAGGCCATTTTTCTGTTGAAACGCCTTGACGGCATTCTCTGTGACGGGACCAAAATCGCCGTCCACGGGGGACACTTCTAGGAGCGTTTGCACCACCCTAACCAAGTCGCCTTTTGAGCCCCGGCGCAGGGTAGGTCGGTCGGTAGTAGGTGGCGGCTCGACCGGCGGCGGTGGCTCTGTCGTGATTTCCTTGCCGACAAGACTTGATGCGATGGCGCGGCACAGGCTTGCGTAATTCTCACGGTAGGCGGCGACATCGGCACGGCTTTTGACGAAGCACACCTCCAGCAAAACCGAGTGGGTGAGGTTGTTCAGGAAGCCGAGATTTACGCGGTGTTTTGGCCCCCTTGGTTTGAGTTTGCCACCAGATGCCATTGCGGCGGCTACCTGAGTGGCCAGGACTTTCATGCCTGCGCTCTTGTATAAACATTCGGTGCCGATTGCCCGGTCTACGGTTCCACCAGTAGTGTCGTTGAAATGGATGGACACGTCGCGATCACGTTTTTGGGCCTTGTGCCAAGTAACGATGCGACCGATGTTGGCCGAGACAGAGGTGGAGGTGTCGTCATTGAAAGGACCTAGCGCGGTCTCGCCGGGGAGTGCGTTGATCAGGTCCACCACTGTCTTGCAGACTTTGCGGCTTTCGGCGACTTCGTTGATAAGGCCCGACGCGCCGCCTAGTTTCAAACTGTGAGCAGAGCTTACGGCGATCCTCATGGGGTCCTCCTATGCCACTCGGTAGCAATGTTTCGGCGAACATACACGAGCTAGTGCATCACGGCTCGCGCAGGCGACCGCACCGGCAGATTGTGGCGATAGCGTTGAATGCCGCGCGAAGGGCAAGGCGTAGACGGCGACATAGGCGTCCCGGCCGGGGGAGTTGAACCCGCCATCTCCGCGTCCACAGCGCGGCGTTCTGACCGTTGAACTAGACCGGAGCGGCGTTAGCGTTCTGGCTTGGCGCGAATGTCCTTCCAATCGAAGCCGGTCTGTGCAGCTATCCGTTTGGCCAGCTTGTCGGTTGGACGGGATAAGCCATTGATCCATAAGTAGTATGCCTGTCTGGTCACATCCAATTTCTCGACCTTTTGCTGCACGGTCAATTCGGGCCACAACTTGGCAAGCACGACCGACATCGGCAGCTTGAGCCGTTCGCGCATTTTTAGCGCGTAGGCCATGGTCCCGTGGTCAGGTTCCACCTTGATAATGGCTTCGACCAGCTTGAGGGCTTCTTTCTGGCGTTCTGACAAATTTTCCATAGCCCTATACATAATCCTCTTGACACCGCCGGGTCAAGGTCTATTACTAGACATATGAATGAAAATCAATTCGAACAGTTTGTCGCCCAGATGTTGAGTGGCATGAAGTCGGCCACCGACTGGACAATCGAAACCCAGCGCCGTGAGTACACCGCTCACGATCAGAAACTGGCATCTGCCGAAGTGGTGCTACGCAAGGCGCTGGACTTCGTTACCAAGGAGCGTCAGCGGCTAGGGATGCAGTACGACCCGGCGCTGCAACGACTGCACGAAACTGTACAAAGAGAAACCCAACAACTGGGTCGCCAAGCCAGAACGAGTGGACATGAACAAATCGAGAGGACAAAACAATGACTGATACGAACGGAAACAAGCTACCAGCAGTGCAAGAAGCAGCGGCTATCGGAGCCGCCGCCCAACAGGACGGTGGTTTTGAAACGCTACTAAAATTCAAGAAAGGCGAATACTTCAGTGCGAACGAGGAGGTGCCGCTTGGCACCGAGTTCATTGCGCACTGCATCGGCTGGACACGCGGTTGGACGAAGTTTGAGAACCAAGCCGTCGTGGACCGAAAGATGTTTCGCGTCGCTGACGGCCGCAGACCGCCCGACCGCGACGAACTTGATGCTAACGACCCGACGCAGTGGCCTATCGGCATCAGCGGTCAACCGGCTGACCCATGGGTGTTTCAATTCTATCTGCCAATGGAGAACCGCGAGACGGGCGAGGTTGTGATCTTCGTCACATCTTCGTTTGGCGGCAAGCGTGCGGTTGCCGATCTGTGCAAGACCTACTCGCGGCGTGTCGCGCGCACCGGCAAGAGCGAACAGCCGGTCATCAAATTGGATAAGGCCAAGATGCCGACGCGACAGTGGGGCGATGTCCCACGCCCATCGTTCGAGGTCATTGGCTGGACCGGCGATGAGGTTGAAGGCATCCGCGAAGTCAAGCCAATGGATGGCATCAACCAAGAACTCAACGATGAAATCCCATTCTGAGTGGAGGAGAACATGGGTGTACGTATCTTAGCTGGACACATCGACGGCAGCAGCTTCACAGGCGCTTGCCTCTACTGCTCGACCACGATGCAGGCATTTGGGCCGATCTTTGAAGACGAGTTCGAGGCTCAAGACTTTCTCAAGTGGTTACCCGACGAGCCTGATCCACGGGTGTACAGCAGCAGCGAGTTGGTCGGGCTGTATTCCGAATGGCTCAATCTCAAGCAAGCCTTAGAGAAGAAGCAAGCGTGAGCGACGCTTTTGACAAGGGGTCGGACCTGTTCAAGTCCGACCCCGAATTGCTACTCGCCGCAGTGTGGCACGTAGCAGCAAAACAATATCAGAACCTCGACAATCAGCGCGAGTTCGTGAACGGCTACACCGCCGCGCGGACGCACCGTGACGCATACCACCGAGAAAAGAATGAGAGTTCGAGTTGAGGTGGAGGAGATTGAGCTTGAAGGGGAACACGGGGGCATCATCCCTAGCATTTGCGTGACTTGCACCAAATGCGGAGAGTGCGCCGAAGTGTGGGGTACGACCGCGCGGTCTGTCCGGCGCGGCTGCATCATGCTTAGAGAAGGCTGCGAGGAAGACAATTATTATTATTGCGACGAGGGAGAGGAAGATGAGTAACGTACCGCAGGCGAAGGCGATCATCGACAAATTACTTCACAGCGATGAGACGATGACCGCATTCACGCGGTCGAGCCTGAATGCGGCACGGGCGTTGCTTGATCGCGAGCCGCCAGCGGGTGGCTTCATGGTCAGCAGGGACGACAGGAGCATGACCAAAGAAGAAGTCGCAGAGGCGAGGCGATTGCGTTTCGAGCAAAGGTGGGGGCTCAAGCGCATTCAGATACACCTTGGTCACAATAGCGCCCGCGTGTCGGAAGCGATCAATGGAAAACGCGATGGCATATAACGCTCACCCGTTCACTGCTGCGGATAAACTCAAGTGTGTGCAGCGTGAACTGAAGATGCGCCAGCAAGTCTACGGCCGACGTTGCGCGCGAGGAGAAATGGACCCAGCGTGGGCAACGCGCGAAATCGCATTGATGGAAGAAATTGTCGCCGACTACAAAACACAAGCGGAGAAAGAACGTCTGTTATGAAAATCCACAGACTTGACCAAAGAACGCCTGAGTGGAGAAAAATCAAACGCGGCATTCCGACCGCGAGTTGGTTTCACTACCTGATCACGCCGCTGGGCAAACCGTCCGAAAACCGCGAGCGCAAGAAATATCTTTATCGCTTGTGCGCGGAGCGACTGTTGAACCACACAATGCCGGACAGTTTTGTCACGCCCTGGATGGAACGCGGGATAGACCTAGAGGACAAGGCCGCGCGCGACTTCGCAAAGATGCAGAAGGTTGAGTTGGACCCTGGCGGTTTCGTCACCGATGACGCTGAAACAATGGGTTGCTCGCCTGACCGACTGATCAAGAACGGAAGGAAGCACCCGAAAGAAGCGGTCGAGATCAAAGTACCAGCGCCGTGGACCCATCTCGCCAATTACTGCGATGGGCCGGGCGAGAAGTACAAGGCCCAGGTTCAGGGGCAGTTGCTGATCGGCGAATTTGAATGCGTTCACTTCTTTTCCTGGAACCCGCGCTTGCCAGCAAAATACATTCAAACTCTGCGCGATGAAAAATTCATTCGCACGCTTGAAACTGAGTTGGGCTTGTTCAAAGAACAATTGGAGCAAACGGTGGATTTCGTGCAGCGGAACGGGGGCGTGATCCCATTCGAGGAAGACTTGGAAACGCTGGGAGAACATTTCCCGTGGCGGGATTGAGATCAGGGCTGGGCAGGGCTCGGCGGGGCTAGGCGGTGCTTGGCTCGGCTCGGCAGGTCCAGGCTTGGCGAGGCAAGGCAGGGATTTTATGTCAGGACCAATCACTTTGGCCGAAGTTATCGCCGCTGCGATCTTCTCGGTCGTACTGCTTTATGTCGTCTACACGATGCCGGTGTAGACATGTGGGCGATGTTGATCATCGTCATTGCCGCTCACGCAGCAACGTCGAGCGTCATCTACTTTCCCAGCAAGGAACGCTGCGCCAACGCTCAGCACGATCTGCAAATAGGTCTACGTTCCTTACCCGAAGGAACGGTGTTTAACATTACCTGTATGCCGATGGACAAGGTGGAGGAACCGACATGATGATCCGGGTCGTGATCGAAGGTCCGGCTGTCTCGGGCCGGTTCTATTATCGGATCGAGACGCCGGGAACCCGGTTGGCGGTCCCGCTTACGGGCCTATCGCATGATCCGCTATTGGATGCTTGCCGCAGGCTCAAGGAGGGGAACGCCGCGAACGAGGACGCCCTGATTGGGCTGTACGATGATCTTAAGAATAAGGATGTCTGGAGCCTGCGGACCACGGTGGGGTATGGAGCTAAGTATATGCTCTACGACCCCCCTGGTGGCGGCGGTCCTAGGTTCGTTCCATTCAAGGAGGATGCCCGTTTCTCGTCGCGCGGTACGGCCCAGGATGCGTTAAACGGCGAGGACCCTACCTCCGTGACGCCAGCCATATCAGAGGCACCACCACTATCCCCGCAAACACCCCCAGAACTCCCAGCCGGTACGGGTCCGGCTGTTCCAGAGCCAGCCAAGCCAGTCCTCCAGCCGCGCAAACGGAAACCAATAAGGTCAGGCGGACGGCGAGGACGACGGTAATCACGTTCAGCGCGCCCAAGACCCCGGCCTGCCAAGCCGCCCGGTGCATGAACTCTTTTTGCAGTGCGGGAGAAACGCCCCATTGATTAGGCGGTGTCTCGCTCGTCGTCGTCTTCTGCGATGAGAGCATCGAGGTCAGCGTCGTCGTCGGCTGGTCTGGTAGCTGTCTTTCGCCGACGAGTGTCATAGGACGAGAACGCCGTGGCGTACTTTCTGACGGCTGATCCGGCTGCGGGCTCATCTTTGATTTCCTTCAGGCGAAACTGCTGACAATACAACTGCATACGGCTGATCGACGCCAGCGCCATATATAGCTCTTTGACGGTGACCTTGCCGTCATCGGCTTCCAGCTTGCCGATCAGTTTCGTGATCAGCTTGTAGATGCGGGCGGAATGGTTATCGGGGTCCAGGTTGTTCAGCTTGGGCATTGTCACCTCCGTACATTTCGTAGGCTTGCCGGGCGATGTCCATGAGGTTCATGTCCATTGCGCCGCCTAACTGTGCCCCGCCGTGCGCAGCGGCTGGCGCTCCTCCTGCGAGGAAGCGACCGCCAGCACGGGCCGCCATCGCTGACACATCGCCTAAGGGGCCGCCGCCGGGCCAAGCAAAGTGGCGACCCAGCAGCAACGGACCAAAGGGATAGAACCGATTGCCTGTCATCTCCAGGTATGCCGTCACAGCCGCTTCTGGCCCGAAGTACCGCATAAGCCTTTGGCCTCTTGGGCCTGCCAGAAAAGACCCAAAACCTGCCGAGATCGGCCCAATCGCCCCGCCGGTTACGGCTCCGCGCGCGGGGTCTTCGGGGTCACCGGCAGCGCCTGCTACCGCTCCACCGCCAGCCGCTTGGGCCGCAATCCGTCCTTTGGTAGCCCCCGCTTCGGCCTTTGTCGCCTTGGCGATTTCTTGCCGTGAAACCCTGGGGACTTTTTTCGTAACCCATCCCACACCTCGCCTGAACGCGGGTGCCATCCTAGGGTAGGCCCGGTCGAGTGCGCGCCCCAATGCAGAGTAAGCTCCGTATCCTCGACCGGCCGGGAAGAACATGAACGGAAGGTTCTCACCGATAAAGGAACCGGCCTTCTCGGGTATAGTCTCCGTTGGCTCCTCGCCAAACTCGGCAACACTTTGTAGCGCCGGATATTTTGCCGCCAAATCGCCCAGGCTCGGGAAGTAGTGGGTCAGCCCGCGCGCGGCTTGCGTGCCTAAATGGGCCAGCCCCTTGGCCGCTCCATAGCCAGCGCCGAGTTGCCAATCCCCGCTGGCGAGTTCGCGCATCCTCTCGCCAGTAGTCGGCCTCGGTTCGTCAGGGGTGACCGTAACCTCTGGTAGACCCACGGTGCCGCCACCTTGCGTGGTTGGCGGCGCAATCGCGGGCGCGCCGCCTTCGCTCGGGGGCTTAACGCCGCGCGAGCGTAGAAATTCTTTGGGGTCCTGTTCATCGGGCATTGGGGTACTTTGGCCTCAGATCGGGGATAATCCCAAGCTGTTCGCGTATTGCTTGCGCATCAGGGTCTTTGGGATTTTTCTCCAGCCAGCCGCGCCAGTAGTCCACCTGTTTTCTGGTTAGCGGCGAACGCGCCATGTCGTCCGTTAGCCATCTTGGACGATCTTTGCCGGTAGTGGGCTTTTTGCTGACGGCCAGCAATTCATCTGGTGCATCCTCGGGCGCTTCTCCGGTGTAGCCGTTCATCCTCACTATGGCGTCAATCATTTTGGCATTGTCTTCGTCGTACAGCGGCGCGTTGTCGTTTGATTGTGTCTCTCTCTGCCATCCCCGATTGATCTGGTTAATCATGCCGAAGGAGGGAATAAGATCGACCAGCATCTGTTGCCTGAGTTGCGCTGGTGATGATGTGGCGGTCATCGTCTTGGCACCCTCTGCGATCAACGTCACGCGCGGAGTACCTGTGCCCATCTGCACACCGATGACATCGGTCAGGTAGTTGCGGATGGCTTGGTGGACCTCTCCATAGCGAGGGTCGCCGTTCCAGATGGAGGAGTTTATCTGCTCGATGACCCTTTTGAGATTGGGGTCGTTTTCTTTCATGGGCTTCAGCGCGCGCAGGAGTGCGAGGGCTGAACCGGGCAAGGTAGCCGTGCGTTCGATGATGCTGCCTTCTTTGGTGTTGGGGTCCTTGTACTTTTGCGCTTGCTTGAAGAAGCCCGGCTTGTAATGCGGGTCCACTAACCGTGCGAGGGCGGCGTCGCGGGCTCGATTTTTTTTACCGGGTTCGTCAGGGTTGGTTTCGTATTTTCGCAGTCCGTCGAGAGTTGTAGCAGCAACAGGGTCGATGTCTCTGATGCGTTCAATTCTTTGAGCGGGAGTGTCTTCCTCGGGATTGCCTGTTGGAGCGATGGCTTGCTTGATCCTGCGGTCGATGTCGCCCGCAGCCGAAACCACGTCGCCAAATTTTTTCTTAGCGGCAAGGCGCATTTGGGATGGGACCAGCCCGCCAGCGGTGCCTTCATTGTAAATTTGGTGCGCGGCGGTTACTGCGCTTGGTGTTAAATTGTGCTTTCTGGCAATCTCTTTGTCGCCATCGGACAGAGCATCGTAGCCTTCTTCGGCTGTTGCGTCCGCCTGAGTGCCTTCTTCTCCCCGTCTAGGGAATTGTGGTCTGTCGCCACCGGCTTGCCCGGCACCCGGCGTCCACTCTCTGTCGAGGTCGGTGGGTTCATTTTTTGCTGCTGCGGCGTCCCGTCGTCTTTGATCGCTCGCTCTTAGCGAGTGGCCGCTGAGAGAAAGCGTGTTGATCTTGGCAGTCTCACGCTCAAGATAATCCTCGGCTGATTTGACCCCGCTATTGTGGAGAGCGGCAGCAACAGTTTGATGCCCGGTTCGCCTTGCCCAGTCATCTATCCTTCGCTCTAATTCTTTCTCGTCGATGATACCGTGTTCGTATTCCTGAAAGGCGTCGTCTGCTTCCATCATTTGTTTTCGTTGAGCGTTAACGGCCATGTCTTGGTAATCGAGCATTTCTTGGCGTCTCATCTCCATGAACTCGCGCTGAGCTTGTAGCGCGAACCGCTGCTTCGCCAGTGACTGCCCTTCCATGCGATTGAAAGCGGAGGTGAACGGAGTTCGGCCGCCGCCGCTGAGCATGTCCATGAACCCGCCTAGCGAGTTGGCGATACGACCGGCCGCCATGGCTGGCCCCGAAACAGCCGGTGACCCGTACTGTCCAAGCCACGAACCCGTCTCGTGAATGCGGCGATAGGCTTCAGGTGGCGATGGCGCTAACGAGCTACTGCCCAAGTCGGGATAGCTGTAAATGGCTTTTTCTTGCCAAGGTATTTCCCGCCGATTTGCACGGTTCACTCGCTCCGGGGGAGCATAGCTCTGAAATTCTCGCGGGTATGACCACTGCTGCGCAAGTTGCCCTGGCGCTACGGGTGATGGCGGAAACTGTGCCGCCGCCGGTTGCGGTCCGGTTGTCTCTGTCGGGGGGCTGGGACCGGGGGGCGCAGTCTGCGGCGGCGTAGTATCAGGTGGGGTCGGTCCCTGTGTCTGCAAGGCGACTTTTCGTAGCGGCGATGGCGGCGGCCCAAAGGCAGGTTGCGGTGGCGGCGGCGCAGGCTCCGGTGGCGACGTATCCGGTTCTTGATCGACGTAGGTCATGCCATGCCCCTCATGAGCCAGTCGAGAAGATCATTTTCGGTTCGATGCTCGCGATATTTCCGAAGAACATTTTGTTCCATGTAATCTGGCATGGGGTCGCGAACTCTCGGGTCTGGCTGCACATAGGGTGCCCTGAATTGTTCTCCTGGCGCTCCTCGTGTGCCTTCTCTGGCTTCAGGATTGTAACGTGTCCCCCGCATAAGCTCTTGAGGGTCCGGGTTTAACTCGTCCACTGCATTTCTCTCAAACTCACGATACTGCTCGCGCGGGTCAGTCCGGGGTAAAGGTACATTCCGGCGAGGACCACGTTGCCCAGTAGCCGGGAAGCGTTCGTTGAAGGTCGCTGTGGGACCTCCGCGTCCGCTGGCAATGGGCGTAGCGCGAGCGCCCTCCTGCGGGCTGGCGACTTGCCCTCCTCCTCTTAGCTCTTGCTGCACACGCTGCTGTTGCTCCATCCGACGACGTGCCGCTGCGGCATGACCACCGCGCGCGCCGCCCCAGTCGTTGTATGTCTCGCCGTGCCGGACCACGCGACCGCCCCTATGCCCGACATTCGGATCGCGTCCGCTGCCCTGATCGGTTGCGCCACCGATCAAATTGGTTCCTGCGGCTGCGGTCTTCGCCGCTTGAATGAGACGCGCCACTCGCTGGGGCTGGCGAGCCAATGCAGCCTTCTCTCGGTTCCACCTCGCCGGGTTTCGCATCGGCCCGTAGAAGGAAGGGCTCAACATTCTGCTGATCGGCGCTCCGACAAGGGATGCGCGGTTCATCAGGCTTTCGGACACTGCTATCGGATCATTCTCATGCTCGAACACCAGCATCGTCGCCATTTGCAGGGCGACGTTCGGATCATCTAGCTCCCTAGCGTATGGCGCGCGTTCCTGCGCCAGGACGCGGCTGAAGCCTGCCGTAGGTGCTGTATCGGTGCCCGCCAACCTGGACTGCTGAACCATCCGCTGATCTGGAGCCGTCAACCCGGTTGGCGTCGTGGCCTGAGGCGCAGGCATGGCGCGCGCGGCGGTGATCGGTTGATTGCCGCCAAGGAACCTCGTCAGGGCTATGTTCGGGTCTTGCTGCGGCGCAGCGGCACCGCCAGCACCGCCGCCTGCCGCCGTTGCTGCCGGGCCAGTAGTCCCAAATACACCGGGGGCTTCCATCGGTCCGGTAGGCCCGATTGCCCCAGTTTGCCCGGCAGAGGTAGCGGGCGCAGCGGGCGGCGCTGCTGGCGTCTCAGGTGTAGCAGAGGTGCCCGGCGCGGCTCCAGGCGCTGCCTGCGCTGGTGTCGCGCCGGGTTCAGCCGTAACCGGACCCGCGCCGGATTGTGGGCCTACGGGAGCGGGTGCGGCTGGGCTGATTGCGGGTGTTTCTGGGACGGCTGGGGCTGGAGCCGCCGCTGCGGCGGGAGCGGCCGGTTGAGCGGCTTGTCCAGTCTGTCCACCGCCTCTGGTTTGTGGCTGGCCGCTTAACAGTCTGCCAATGGTGTTAACGATGTCGCCTAAGCCACCTAGCGTACCTGCCTGTGCCCTTCGCGGTCCGCCTTGGCCATCCTGCGGCGCTATCCAGCCCGGTCCTTGTTGCTGACCGCCACCGCCTACTTGCCGGATAATGTTTTCCAGGCCAGTTCCAGGCTGGGGCTGCGGCTGTACTGGACCGCCGCCAGCCGCCGATGGTCTTTGTTGTTGTTGCTGCCCGGTATCGCCTGATTGCGCACCGGCAATATCTGGAGCGGCAGGAGCGGTCCCTGGAACTTGGCCACTGAGTGCTTGCGGGGCGACGTTTGCCGGGTCGAACCAAGACCCCGGTGTCGCTTCTGCGGACATAAAGAACGGGTCGGACATGGGGTCTACGGCACCGCCGCTCAGCACGGAGGGGCCGCCGACAAGCGAAGGATCGCTTTGGAAGGGAGCGTTGGGGTCGCCGAAAGACTGACCGCCAGATTGGGGTTGAGGGTTACCCATGGCTAAATCCCTCCTAGCTTCCCGAGTAATCCTCCTCCCGCACCCAGGAGTGGCCCGATTTGAGACAGGACGTTCTGTTGGCCAAGTTGTGTTCCTGTGGCGGCGTTCTGTAGCTCACCTGAAACCGCTTGAAACTCTGCCGGGATGCCGCCGGTTACGCTGGGGGCGGCTCCAAGGTCCATTAGCTCGGCAGTGCCAGGACCGCCGCCGCCGGGAGAGGTCGGGGTCGCGCCTTGATTGGCTAAGCCGAGTTGATTGTAGCGGTTCGCCATCGCTTCCAAGCTAGTGCCAGCGCCCAGTCCTATTCCGGCGGTAGCGGTCGGGGGCACAAAGCCAGGAGCGCCAGCTTGGCCGAAATTGCCGAAGGCACCCTGTAGCCCGCCAGCCATCAAATCCCCCCGCCGCTGATGCCCCCGAGAAGTGAGCCGATGCCGCTAGTGAGACCAGATGTTTGCTGGTTAAGGAAGTTTGTCATCGCCGCCGTGTTGGCGAGCGACGTTTTCCCGATGTCCTCGGCTTCTTTGGCGCGCGCGCCGCCGATTGCTTGCGTCACGTTGGTAGAATGTCCCATCCCGGTTCTACCGAAGTCACCCATGGCCCTGATTGCATTTTGACCGAAGTCGTATTGTGCCAACGCCATTTGCTCTGGGGTCGCGGGGACGCCTTCCGCAGTTGCTTTCTGTCCAATGCCACCGGAACCGATGCCCATGTCACAACTCCAGTGTGAAACGCGGGCTGATTTGCTTTGCGCCTAGGCGAAGCGCCATTTGGTACAGATCGACTTCAGTATCGGACTGCATTCGCCAACGCACACATCTGCGCTTCTTCGCCCACTCGATGCTGTCGCGCATGAGCTTGAATGCCTCCCACATGCAACCTTCGTCGGCGCACACAAAGACGACGTTAGCCTCGAACTCGGAAGGCAACCAGGGCAGTGTGGAGAGCATTGAGATCGCGAAAGCGTTAGCGGTACGGACCGGGCGAAACATCATCGGCGACTTCAGCACAATGTTCCGAAACCACCCCTCGGTTGTTGCTTGGTCCCAGCGATCTCCGTACCTTTTTTTTCCAAGAAAAATTAACCACTGTATATCATTTTCTGTTAACAGCCACGGCTCCATCAAAACTGTGTCGGCGTCGTTTACCAGAACGGGTAGATCACCGGGCCTCGCTGCGCCCACCACCACGGGTTCGAGATACCCGTCACCGTTCCTATGCTTGTTCCCGCTTGCATCGGTTCTGTCGTTGGCAGCGGCAGGATGGCTTTGTTCGCCACGTAATGTTGCTGATGGTTGAGGAAGGTCCACCATGCTTGGTTTCCTTCTGTACCTCCGCTGCCTTCTAACAAAATCCCCGGCTCCTGAATACCGAAGGAGTGCCCGGCGACAGGCGTGGCTTGCTGGTAGGGCGGGAAAGTAAAACTCAGATAGTCACCGGCCAACGCCGTGGGCTGGTTAGTGATGTAGGTGCCGTCGCCGCCGGGCGTGCCGCTTTGCTGGCTGACAATGACGGTGCCGGGCGGAAGTATTCCGGGCGGGACCGGAGTGCCGGACATGACCGATCCGACCATGATCGTGCCGCCACTCACGTTGACGACCAGGAGCGTTGTGGCCAGTGAAGTGCAGTTGCCGCTGGCTGTGGGCAGTTGAACGGTGGTCAGCGTGTAGCCATCGGCGAAGTTGGCCGGGAGATCACCATTGAAATCGTTGTGCGCTTGCCGGTGGTTTAGGTTCCAGGACTGTGCGGGTAATTCGGGGCTTTGGCTGGGATCAAGCACGTAAGGTAGGACGCTAAACTGAGCGAGGCCGCCTTGAACCGCGTGATCGCCCATCACCGAAAAATAGGTTCGGTGCTGCATCATATGCTCGAAAGCGAAATTAGGGTCGTCGGGGTTCAGGAGGACCGCAGCAGGCATCATCCTCCTCGCCTGCGACTGCCGCGTAGTTGGCGAGAAATAAGAGGAGAAGCTTCCTGTGGACCGTAACGCGACAACGCGGTCCCCATAGGATCGAAGCCGCGCGGCGAAATGCGATCCATGCCAAAGTCGCTACTCCCGTTTAGCAATGCGCCTCTTGGGCCGACGCGCGGCTCGGTGCCGAGACGCAAAGGCCCGGCGAGTGAGCGACCGGAGCGAAAGTAGCCGTCCGGCTGTGCGAAGAAAGCGTCCGGGGCCGTGCGTTCCAGTCCCGTTCGTGGTCGGCCCCTCGGCCATTCGCGTTGATTTTCCCTACTCATGCTGCGTCACTCGCTCCTCTGGTTCGTCGCAGCGGGATGCCAGCGAGCTTGAGAATGGTAATTACTTCATCAAGGCTTGAACAGACGGCGACATGCACACCAGCGCGATGCAACCTTTCATGCGTCAATTTCTGCGCCGCTGTCAGTTTCCCCTTGTACGATTTTAGCTCGATGCCAATGGTGCGGCTCGCATGGAACACGAGCATGTCGGGCATTCCCTGCTTGAGGCCCGCACCCTTGAGCCGTCCAGCCGTTGCCTTGGTTAGTACACCCCAACCAGCGGGAAATGTCGTGTAGAAGGCAGGTTCCATCAACGCCCAATCGAGAAACTGCGCTACGGTGGCGTGTACTTGGCTTTCTGTTGGTTCGGTTGGTTCGAGTTTGAGCGGTTTCATCGCGCTTTCAGTAATTCCTCTAGGATTTCACGGATCGCTTCGTGCTTGCGGCGTTCTTTTAGCTTACGAAGCAGGCGACGCAATATCCGGCGCTGAACCCGCCGTTCAATACGCCGCTCGTAGCGGCTCACCGCCTCGCGCTACGCACCGGACCAGTACGCGCTCCGGGACGCGGTGAGCGAGCCCCGGAGCGCCGACGCCCGCGCCGAGAACGGCTCCAGTCGCTCGGCCAAGCATCGTCTGACCAGGGCATCCGGCAAACCGGGCCATGACCCCCTGGTGCTTTGCGCATTTTACCCATCAGCGTCGTCCACCGCCTCTGAAGCCACCGAAGCGGCCACCGCGTCCGAAGCGGCGACCGAAGCGGCCACGTCGAAAGCGTCGTCCAAAGGCCATAGCAAATGACGGCGGACCATGCCGCCGTCTGTGTCTTCCTCGCCTAGGCATCAGTACCTCCCGCCGCCACGCCGAGAACGCCGATAACGGAAACCAAAACCGTGCGGTGAGCAGGCTCTGGTTTCTTTAGCGCGCGTTCTCGGTACGGGAACTTCAGTACGTGGGCGGCGCGTGGGAAAGCGACCGGCGGGATCGACACGGGAGCGAGGCCCAAGGTCTACACCTCTTGCCATCACAACCTCCGCATTCTCCTGGTCCCGAAGCGGGGACCTTTACGATAGGAATTAGGCCGGGGGTGCCAGGATGGCAGATGCCAGCCTGGACGACCGCCGACTTGCCTCAACTCTCTGGGCTGCAAGGCGCGACGCAAGTTTTGCGTCTCTCGCAACCCATGCTGGAGAGGCATTAGCGCCGCCTGTGCTTACGGGCTCTGATGCGGCGTGCGCGCCTAGTTTGTTTAAGCGCCTTGCGACCTCGATGGTGTCGCCGTCGTCCGCGTCTGGCCATCAGTACCTCCGTCCGCCGCGCCTACGACGGTGGAAGCGCATCCTGCCATGTCTGCGGCGGCCCCTGCGTCCTCTGCGGGCCATGGCGACTACCTCCGCCGCCTACGACCACCACGCCTACGCCGCCTGCGTCCACGTCTTGCCATGTCGTCCTCCTTCTTCAGGGGTCAGGCACCCCACAGGGTGCGTTCTTCACTCACGATATGGAGCCGTTCGAGAGTAAAATCCGGCGAAAATGACTGTAAGTCAACTGCCCCTGCGATACCTGCGCCGTTTATGGGCTGCGGCAGCATCGAATATCGTTGTCCGGCGGGCGCATCGAATGCGATGTCTTGCGATCCTCCTGGAACGCCACCGGCTCCCGTCGTGAACTTGCCGGTAAAGGACACACCGCGTCCAAACTCATCGTAAAATTCGAGGAACAGCCGCTTCCAATTTTTGAGCGTAAGCTGAGACATCTGCTGGCCGCGAAGGTACTTGCTCGCTAGGTATTTTCTCAGATTGGGATCGGGTTGCGCAAACAGTTGATAGAGGTGCGTCCCGTCTGTCCCGTAAGGAGTGATGACGCTATCTTGTTCGTAGGCCCCGATGTGAGTGAGTTCGAGGTTCTGTGACGCAATCGACCAGAACTCATTTCCCTTTGTGGGGTGCCACATCAAAAGCAGGTTGCGCGTGACACCGAATGGGTCGGTAAAGCGGCCGTTGCACAGCAAAACTTTGAAACCAAACATCGTCGCCGGACACATCGTCGGCAGATAGAGCGACGTGTCGAGAGTATTGAAGATTTGCGTAACCTTCTCACCGATTTCGCGCGCCTCGCCACCGCGCATCTCAAAAATTCCCGCGCCGTTCCACATCTGCATGTAGCGGCCGATGCGACCGACTGGGCGCGGGAAGCGTTGGCCGACTTGTGGGTCCAGGTTTTCGTAGTTGAGGTTGGTCGTGAGCGGCGATGCAGGCGTGCCCTGTCCCTGAAGCTGCACGTTGGAGATCATGTCGGTGCTGCTGTCGCCGTACACGAACAGATACCCGGCAGAGGCCGCTAAATCCATGTAGCTATAGACTAATTTGTCGCCGAAGTAGCCAAATGAGCCGCCACCGTCCGTTGTAGAGAAGTTTGCGCCGTTTGAGGGGGCGCTGAACGACATCACGTCTTTTCCGGCTACGAACAACCTGCTCTGGTAGACCTCCATGGTGTAGATGCCAGGAAGTCCAAACGGCATCGAGAACGGGACCCCTGGAGTTGTCTCCTGGCCGTCTGTGAGCCAATCCGGTGCGGGCGATCCAGGTGGAGATAGCAGCGAACCGTCCCATGCGTAGAGCCCTTGCGGTGATCCAAACAGAACGCCGCCTTGCTGGCCCGCGACATTGCCGAAAAATTGCGGACGCCAGACTTTTGCGGTCGCCCAGAACTGCGGAGCTATCGGGTTCCAGATTTGGCCGACTGACGTGACTTGCTGGGTGTCGAGATCAACCTGATCGACGGTGCCGTCGTCAAGAAACATCCATCCCAATCGACCCGGAGGTGGAGCGGAAAATTGCGGTGTGGTGTTGCCGATAAAGCCGAAGAAAATTCTCTTGATCTGTGTCCCGCCGGGTGCGGTGTAAATCGGAGGACCGTGGCCCCAGCAAGACCGTAAGTTGCCGGGACCGATGGCGAACAGATTTTCGTTCCACCACTCCTCGTCGTCATCAATCGAGCCGCGCTTGGCTTGTTGGTTTAGTCCCCGCCACGGTCCTAGTGTGTGTAGGACATTCTGCTCGCGATCAGTTTGTATTGGCATGTCATGCTGATCGCATTGTTGCGCCGTAAGGCGACTGTATCATCTGCGGACATACCACCGCCGCTGCGAAGGGCATGTCCTGGTTGAACAGGTTCGACATTGCCGTGGCGTCGGCGTTTCGTTGTTGCTGAAGCAGACAAAGCACTGCTGCCCAATAGCTCACGGCGTCTGTCCAGGGATACGGGATGGGATCAACGTCTTTGTCGTTTAGCAGCGGCAGCGGAATTACAGTCAGGTCCACTTCCATCGGCATTTGCTGAGTGGGGATCGGTGCGAGATAGATTTGACCCAGCGGTCCTGCACCGTACTGCGACCACCAGCCCGGCTCGCTGATGGTGCCCATGAAAGTGCCGCCATAGATGCGGAAGCGCGCCTGAAAATCGGTCCACACCACGCGCCGCCACATCGGCTTCCACGAGCCGCCACGGATTGCCCACTCGCCGCTGCCTTCGTCACGTACCCACTTTCCGCCGATGCCGATGGAAACGGAGCGGCAAGAAAGAATTTGCTGTGCCTGCGGCATCAGTTCTTGCACAAGCGCAAACCAGCCTGAGAACGAATACACCTCTCGCATCGGATGGGTTTGCACTCCCGGCGGGATCACGCGCAGGCACCCGCTCGCGGAAGCGATGCGGCGACGACTGCGGTTGATGTAGTTGGTTAGCGTGGGAATGCTAAAGAACTGCCCGCCCACATCGTTGAGAAGGTTCTGGGTGTCGGTGATGTATCGCGCCAGCATGTTGCATCATACTGGCTTCCGGCGGCGGCGTCGCCCGTTGGTCGGTGGCGGCGGGGGCATTGCCTCTGCGGTGGCCGCGAGCGGCATTCCCCAGAAATCCCAAGCCCAACCGTTTTCCGGCAAGATCGGGTTGGCGGGATTTGGGATTTGCGGCGGTCGCTGGTCGCCGATCATCAGTTGATTGACGACCGTGATCGGCGGTTCGACCAGTTCGACGGAGAACTCGGGAAAATCTGTTTCCGGCTCGGTCGCGCTACCGCTGCCGAATTGCGGTTGCGGGATGCCAGCCACCGATGGCGGGACGCCTGCGGGTGCAACCACGGGTCCAACAAGAACCCCTGTAGGTATCTCGCCAATCGGTGGGGGATCGGGAGGGGGAAAGTCAGGTGGCGGACCGCCCCCCTCGCCAATGGGCGGTGGCGGGACAATGGGTGTGAAGTCGGGGAAGATCGACTGATTGTCGTTTGGCGGAATGATCACAGGCTGCGGCACGCCGGGAACTGACGGCGGCACCGGAGCCGGTTCTATGATCAAGTCGGCCATCAGCAGCACGGTCGCGGTGGGCAAGGTCGCGGTGGTCGCCGCTGCGGACCCCAGATCAGCCCGGTCCCCGGCGCGCGGCTTTCAGTCTCGAACTTCCGTGGCGGACGCGGGAACGGCCAGTGCGGATTAAGCTGCTTCGCATAGGGCGGATCGAGCAGATGCGAACACGGGATGACGTAGTGCGGGAAAGGTGCGGGTAGCGCGGTCAGCGGTCGTCCCGGATGTCGAGGGACCGGATGCGAGAACGCTGGCCGCGCGCACGGGTATGTCCTCATTTTACGGACCTCATGGAGGTGGCAGCGGAGGTGGCCCAACCGGGAAGCCCGTCGCGCCGCCAGTGATGCCAGTGACGATGATGCCGGTCGAGGGCTTGCTGCACACGAGATTGAGTGCAGTCAGAGAGAGGCCAACGCTGGCGATCTGGCCTTGCGGGATAGTAGAATACCAGCCAGTCCATGCGAAGTTGGCGTCCTCATGGATGACGAGCGTTATATATTTAGAATTAAATCCAAACAGAACGCCCTGCGGACAGTTTAGATCGAAGAAGAACGGTGTGTCGCCAAGTAATAGTCCACGGAAGCCCGAATTTACTGGGTCGTCCTTGCCCCATCTGCTTGATGGGTCGTTATTATAGCGTTCTACACTGATGAAATCTGTCATCAGCGTCGTCCAGTCCTCCACAGACATGACAACGAAGTCTAGGGCTTCACCGCCGCTATTTTTCACAGCCTTGAGCAGGGTCGGGATCATCAGCGCGCGAGTGAGGATCGCGCCGCCGGTCACGTTGAGGCCAGCCCAAGTCGGATAGGTTCCACGGTCGAGGCCGCCATACACGCCGGTCGCGCCGTAAGCGTCGCGCAAGCTAAACATTTGCAGGACGTTCGTAACTGGCGGTCCAAATAGCGCGGACGCGAGCGCGAACAGTGCTGAGTTTTTCAGATCATTCAACTTCAGCATAAGGCGGCTCGCGACGGCTATAGCGTCCTGCGTCACGAGTTGTTCAAGCCCGAGTGACGACACAGGGGTTGCCAATGCGCAAAGGTTAAATTCCGCATTGACCGTCGCGGCCACATCGGTAGGCAAGTTGAACTGTCCTGCCGGACCGATCCATGAACTCTGAACGTATTGGCCGGTTTGCACCGGCTGCGTGTACGGTGAGACGCCACCCGATGCGCGGATGGCATTTCGCAAAAGCAATGCCAGTAGTGGGTTCTGTCGGTAGAGCAGAGAGACGACGACTTGCGCGAAAACTCTGCGGACGGTTGCTTGTAACTCAAGCCCTATTGGACCTGACGGGATCAGGCCAGAACCCAGGATCGGCATGTGCTACCTCCATTGCTTCTCGCGTGCCTCGTCCGCGCGAAGCGCCTTGATAATTTCCTTTCTTCCCCAAGCTTCAGGATCGGCAGCTATTTCCTTGAAGCCTTCTTGTTTTGAATGGTTCCAGAAGTGGTCGCGACCGTCGTCTTGATCGGCGTCGCTTTGTTTGGGCTCTTTGCTTGCGCGGTAGCCCGCCGCTACTTCGTAGCTTCCGACGTTCTCTTTGACCATGAAGTCTTCCAGTTCCTTCATGCCGTCGTCGGTGAAGCCGTAGTCCTTCTGCACCTTAGATCGCTGTGCCTTGAAGCTTTTGTCCTGTTCGTCCTCAGACCGTTTGCGTTCTTTTTCTTCGCGTTCATTCCTTTCGGCGTCGAGGCGTTGGTTTACTCGCTCCTCGATGTCGTATTCTGGAATTTGAACGTCAGGGTATTTCTTTTTGATGAGAGCGCGCGCTTCGCGCCCAAGTGCTGGGTCGTTGTAGATGCTTTCAACGAAAGTGGCGACCTGATCGCGGCCCAGCAGACGTTGGTACTCTGCTTCCTCGACTTGGCGAGCCATGGGTCACCTAGTTGGAATTTGTTTTACCAATAATGTTGGGCTGTAGCGGCACACCACCTTCCGGCTTCGGGACAATCTTCGGAATTGCCCCCCACTCGCTCACTTCCGCTTGAGTGTCCACCTGGAGGATCGTCCTTGGCGGTGTCTCGGGCGGCGAGGTGATGGGCGGATCGTAACTTCTGTTCTGGGCCATGATCTAACTCCCATATCCAAAGGGCGATTTTGTCTCCGTGTGAACCTTGCCACACATCGGGACCTGGATTGCCCATTATCACGCTCCTGGCAGCGGCGTCGAGGGCATAGGAGCTTGCGCCGGGGCTCCACCGGGCATTGGCGGACCAGCTTGACCGCCACCACCCGGCACACCGCCTTGCCCCATGATTGATTGCAATAGCGCATTGCGTCCGGTGCTGCGCAGTAAGTCCATGATTTGCGTTCGCTGCACCCCAGCAGCGGGAGCGCCTTTAGCCAAATGTTTGCTGAACCGGGTCACTGCCTCAGATGCCGCAATGTGAAGCGGAGTGCCCGGCTGAAGTCCTGGTAACGCTTGTTGGATTAATGCAAAGGCCGATTGGATTTTGGTCATGGCGTCAGCCTGATCGCCGGGGCCGGGTGCGGTGATTTGCGGAGCGGTTTGACGGCGCGCGAGGGCCGCAAGCATTGGCCCGCCACCTTGTGGAGGTCCGCCGGGAGTTTCACCGCCGGGACCGGGAGGAGGTCCGCCGCCGTCTTGACCAGGGTCTTCGGTGACGCTTTCGCCGTTTGCCATGGGAGCGGCAGGCTAAACCCTACTTCCGCCGCCGTCCAGACGCCCGGCGCTGACTGCGATCCGGGAGTTCGAGAACATCGCGTATGATGCCTTCGGTCTTTTCTTGTTGCGCCGCCTGCGCCTGCTTCTTCTGCCGCTGACGCAGACGAGCGAGCAGCAATTCCGCGCCGGGCGGGTGCAACATGTGGATCAAGTCCTCCGCGTCGATGGCACCCGCACGAGCTAGAGCAATTGCGACTTGCCGGTTGTCTTCCGCAAATGCGGGCGACGCGCTGTGGCTATCGACCTGAACCTGGAAGTCATCTGGCAGTTGCTTCAGAGTAAATTCGACGCCGTTGTCTGTGTTGTAAATAAGCGGGTCCATCGCCTGCATGATGCGCAGCGAGAGATAGCCGCTTTCGGCAAGCTGACGTTCGATGCGCGCCGCCTGATCAATCAAACGAGGCGACGACGTTCTGACCAGGGTTTGCGCATGAACGCCAGCCCGTACCCCCGGCTCTCCCTGGCCACTCATTATTGGGGAGAAGCCGCTCGCTTCCTCGAACAGGTTCAGCAGAAATTGTAGCTCCTCCATCGTTTCCGGTGGTAACGGCTGCATCAGCGGCTGGGCTTTGGCGTTCGGGTTAGGATCGTTGATGAAGCCGCCTTCCGAGATAATCTTGAAGTATTGTTCTTCGGTAACCGAAGTGAACCCGGAGAAAATCTGCGGGGCTCTTGCGTTCCTGCTCCAGGCCACCGTGATGTCGCGCAGGCGCTGGTTCAGCAAATCCTGAAGCATCTGCACGTCGGCAATGTAGGAGCGACCCCAAAAATATCCGGGGGTGACGTTAGGTTGGATTTTAATGAACGAATGTCGGCCGGGGACCTTGGAGAGATTGCGCCGAGTTACCTCGCCTTCAATTATGACATCAGGGTAGACGACTTGCATTGTGGTATAGTCGCCTTGCCGGTCGCGATCCCTAATCCACAACTCGCAGAACTTCACAGTTGGGGATATTCGCCGATTTGGCTTCCACGGTGTCGGCACCGGGAATACATTGACGATCCCGGCGGCTTCTGATTTTGGCATTTCGCCTGCGTCGCCTAGTGGATTGAGCCCGCCAACAACCATCTGGTGAAAATAAGTCGGTTGTTCTTCGTCGCGTGTCGTCGGCCGTCCCGCCTCGATGCGCGCGAGAATTTCTGTCCTGCGCGGGTGGTCCGCCAGGATCGTGCGCAGCCGTGACATTGTGGGGTAAGTAACGTGAACGAACGCTTCCTGCTCGTTGAGGTCGAGGATGGTTTCACCCAAGACCCCGAAATTCTGCGGGTGTATAGGTGCTATCTTGAAGCCCTCGTCGTGGGGGAAATGCTTAAGCAAATAAACGCCATTAACCATGGCGTGGGTCACGGCCTCGGCAAAGGTTATGTCGCTATCGGTGTTGCGATAGTCGGCGGTCAACTTCTCACTGACGAGCCGTGCGCGGTCGAGAACATTCTCAGGTTCCCCGCTATCGAAAGTGATCTGAAACCGGACATCGGTCGGCTGCATCAGGAAGCCAGACAACTTGTCAACGAATGGCTTCGTCTTGTTGTAGATGGCAGCACGCGCGTCCCAAGTGCCTTGGTAGTAGTAGGCGCTGGCCCGCGTGTAGACCATCGCCCGCTCCTCGACAGAGGCGAGACATTCGTCAATGACCTCTTTGACCCACTTCTCTAGGTCACCGTCCTTATTGGAAGTCGGTATCTTGAGCACGCCACTCGATCTCCCTGTAGATGGAGTTGAGTACAGTCACGACATTCGGCGGGCTGTTTCCCATCCAGGTCCAAAGATACTTCTCGTACTCCACAAGTTGCCGCGTCGTCATTTTGGTGATCATCACCTCTGAGATCAGCCTACCCTTGTAAAGGTGAAGCATCACCAAATCTTTATGGATCGCCGCTTCGACATTTCGATCAGGTCTGGTTGAGTGCCGTTTTTGAGATTGGCGTGCAGCACGTCGAGCCCATCGCCAAAATTCAGGCGGGTTTCGCGACCAATGGCTATAGCCTGAGACATCATTTGCGCGTTGGGTCCAACCCAAGTGCTGGGAGCGGCCGTTGCTTGGTCTTTGTATCGTACTTTTGGCACGTCGCCTTCTTTACGGGCCTCGGTCATATCGGCGACGTGATAATCGTTAGCGGCGATGTCTTCAGCGATGGCGTGTGCCCGCGCGGACGGAGAGCCGGTGATCGCGACCGGACGAAATTGCTGGCTCATGGAACGCGCCGCGCACTCCGGGCAAGGTGGCGGCGGCGCGTCCCAGTCACCGCCTGCGAGTGTCACTTCGAGGCGGTGATTGCAGTCTTCGCATTGGTAGGTACGGACGATAGGCATCAGCGTGGCCTGTGCTGTACGCGACATGTCCACCGCTGGCACCCGCCGCGTGGGCCATGCTGCACACACCAGCATTGGCGGGTCCAGGTCCGTTCGCTGTGCGGCACCTGACCAAGAGCGCCGCTGTACGTGAGGATCAGCATCACCACGAAAACAGGGATGTACCAAAGCGGCGGGTAAGGGATGAAGATCACTCCTCAAACTCCTTTTTAGTCTTTGCCTTAACTGCCCACATGGCTGCATCTTCGATGTGCGTCATTGCGAGCGCCCACAGCCGCTGAACTTCACCCTGTTCGCTTCCTTGCCCTTGCAAGTCCTCGCACAGGTCTATGAACTCGGCCGCAAGACGCTTAATTTCGGTAACGTCTTTGTCGCCGCTTGGGTTGAAGTCGATCCCAACGCGATATTCGCCCGTGGTCGTCATCAGTATTTCCCCTTCAAGTTTGTGTTCCAGTAGCTGCCCTTGCTGGTTGAGTTCAAGAACCGCTCGTACTCGATTGCTGGCACGCCCTGTAGGGCGTAGCCGCGTCCGCCCCGGTGGAACGTGACAAACATTTCCTGCGTTTCCTCGTTGTAGTCGATAGCGGCGATGGCCGTGCTATTGACCGTGGGCATCAGAACTTCTCTTTCCGTTCATGCGCCTTGCGGTTGATCATCGCCATGTGCTGCGAGAACGCAAACGACAGCATCGTTGCCGGATTGGCCGGGGGTCGGTCGCCCTTCACGCTGTCCCAGGTCAGGTTTCTCGCGACGAGCATGGGTCTGCGCCATTCGACCCAGGCATGATGCGCCAGGACCAAGGCGCTGACCAGATCATCGTTTTCCCCGGTGTCAGGCCCGGCTCCAATCCAGCCCTCGTCTTCGATAATGGCCTGCATCTGTGCAATCAGCGCGGGAGAACGGATTTCCAACCTCCTCAACATCAAGCTGTCTCTCAACTCCGAATAGACTTGATGCTTGTTGTCGATATTCGCTTTCCACGCGATCACATTGCCAGCACCACCAAGCGTGTCGGGTCGTTTGTAAAGGAACCATCGCACGGCTCCGATCATGTCCAGGATGCGCTCCGATCCCGGCTGACCTTGGAGAATACCGCGTTCGGCAAGCTGGCGCAGGTTGCGCACCTCGGGCAGCACTGCCGCGCCGACGCCCGTCACTTCAAGATTAGCAATGTGATCGCGGTAAGCGCCAGCAAGGTGAGCCAGAACCCAAGCGAGTTGATACGTAAGCGGCTTGTTGGTCCTGAACTCTGCGACCTGGATAATTTTGTCTGAGTAACACCGTAGAACCTCAATGGCATGGTCGTCACTTTCTCCTCCCCCGCCGCCTGACGGATCAACCCCAATCACGTACACCCCACCTTGTTCAGGTGGTTCCCACACTCGCAGCATCACCTCCTCGCGTTCTACTATCTGTTCGATCTTGCTCGACAGAAAGCCCTCGTCGTTGAAGGTGTACCTGTAACCCTTGTATGGCGGCCCGGTAGGCGATAGTTGCTCTGAGATTTCCAAGGTCCGCTGTGCCGGAAAGAAGCCACTGCCGCTGGCGATAAAACACTCCCTTTCGTGCCAGGGGTAATGTCTCATCATGTATTCTTCCGCCCGAAACTCGTTCTCTCGTCTCCACCATGCGACTTGCTCCGGTTTGACGGTGTAGCCGTAATTTTGTTTGACGTAGCGAGCGCGAGTGATTTCTTCGTCACTCAATGAGCCGTCCCAGTAAATTTTGTAATCGGCATCGGACTTGCGGATCGAATAGGTCGGGTTCGCCCAGAAGCCGACGAAGATCGCGCGCATGTGGCGGTCGCGTTTCGCCTGTTCCCAAAATCCGTGAAACCAATTGAAGCCGTTGGCGATACTTTCCCAAATGTAAAGCCGGTTTGGATTTTCGCGTGCGAGAGACGCTTTCAAGCTTTCAACGCCAGCCAATGACCTCCAAAGAGAGCATTCCGTCGCGTGCATCATGTTCAAAGCGCGCGATGCACCCAGGTCGGGATTGTTGGCAGCGGCCAAGAGATCGACAACGCTGCGGTTCGCAAAGGCCATGCCCGTGCGATTGTTTTGGATTAGTTTGTGTTCGGGGGATCGCCATTCTGGCGGCAGAGTTTCAAGCAAAGAAGCAAAAATACGACGTAGACGCTCAAGGTTATCAGTGCGATCCGCAATTATGGCTCCCTGTACGCCGGGGTTCGCAAGCGCCCAAAAAAGTTCGATCACGCTACAGACAGTTGTGATCGCCATTTGGCGACTTTTGAGTATCACGTACTCATGGACATCTTCACCAAGTCCTCGCGTCACCGTGTCGATGACTAAACGCTGGGACGGCCAGGGCTCAACCCTGCACCGTCCCTGCTCTTTGGTGTCCAGTTCAACGCTGGTCAGGAGGTCGTATATCCCCTGGCGGACTGTCGGCATCTCGCGTTTCCATCGTGGGCGATGGCCGAGTGCGGGCGCTTCGTGTGCCCTCCATCGGGTTCGAGACGATACCATACACGTCGCCGTCGCGGCGAACCCAGCGGCCAGACATGAAACGGCTGGCGGCCGACACCTGAGTTCGTAACGCCTGCCTCAGAACGCCGCTCGCCTTGACGTGCTTGTCGGCATCGCTGAGTACAATCGGCAGAGCCGACCTGATCTCCTGGATCACGAATTGCATCTGCGCCAGAAGTCGGTCGATTTCCCCAAGAAGCTTGTCATCCATGATTTTCTCCACTATGAAGGCCGCTTCTCCACTTGTTTTGGGACTTAAACCGGCGACCGATGGGGTCGCCGGTCCTTTTTTAAGCCATGCCTCGCCTAGCCAAGCCTGTCCCCGCCACGTCTGGCCGAGCCCAGCCCTGCCATGCCCCGCCTAAGCCCGTCCCTGCCTCTCCCCGCCCTGCCACGTCACGCCCTGGTGGTCCTTTTCGTGCCGCGCGCACCAATCATAGCGTTTTGCGGCCGTGATCGCGTGTAGCTTGCTCGAATGTTCACTCACGATCCTGCCTACATGGACAACCAGCCAGCGCGGCCCGATGTGAGTGACGCTGTATCTTCCGATTTGCCTTTCGGTCATTTTCCGTACTCCATTTGTTCTGGGTTTGCCACATTTGTTTACCGAATTTTTTTGGGGAATTTTCCCTGCCCTGCCTAGCCGCGTCGAGCCACGCCTGGACCCGCCATGCCTGGACCTGTCGCGCCTTGCCCTGCCGAGCCATGTCTAGCCACGCCCCGCCCGGTCACGCCGGGCCTTGCCTCGCCGAGCCCTGCCGAGCCGCGCCTGGACGCGACCGGCCCAGCCATGCCCTGCCACGCCTTGCCTCGCCAAATCGCGCCTCGCCACGCCCGGCCGCTACCAGTCATGCCCAGCCCCGCCTAGCCTCGCCGTGCCGTGCCTCGCTGCGCCGTGCCACGCCCGGACTGGTCTCGCCCTGCCGCGCCGTGCCACGCCCTGCCAAGCCGATCCAATCCATGCCGAGCCGCGCCGCGCCTAGCCGCGCCCGGCCACGCCCTGCCTTGCCTCGCCGAGCCCAGCCGCGCCCAGTCCAGTCGAGCCCCGTCCAGCCCAGCCTAGGTGTCGTTTTCTTCCTTTTCCAAATCGGTGACGCGCTTCGCCAAATCCTTGATCAGCCCGTCGTGCTGCGCCAGCCGCTCACTGTGAGCATCAAGGGCGCGACCGACCGCGATCAAGCCAGCAGTCACCTTCAGAGCCCAATCGCGCTTAGCCGGTGGAAGCGAAACCAGATCGGTAGCTCGCATGACGGAAACTGCATTGCTCATGCGCCGCCGCGCTTGCGTCTGATAACCGAGTGCTTGGATTTCGTGTTCGTCGGCCTTGAGAACGCGGTAGCCGACGCCGCGTACAACCGAGAGCGAACGCTGTGCCTTCGCCCATAGCTCGTGATTAGCCTTTGCGATCACTGGATAGATGCGGTGCTTGTCTGCAACATCAAGAAGTGTAGCGAGTTGAGTGAAATTGATCGTATCTCCAGGTTGCATTGTTCCTGTGACGTGATCGTAAACGATGCGCCACATCGCCCGACCATCGGGCGACTTCGCCGTGAATAGTGCCGCCATTTTCTCTCTCCTGTTTCGGGTTTCATCGTTAAAGCCCTGCCTAGCCATGCCGGGCCTCGCCCCGCCCTGGTCCGCCACGCCTTGCCGAGCCATGTCTTGCCCAGCCCTGCCTTGTCTTGCCACGCCTCTCCGCGCCTCACCTCGCCTAGCCTCGCCTAGCCGCGCCATGTCTTGCCGCGCCCCGCCACTTCCCGCCAAGCCTTGCCTTGCCTCGCCTCGCCGTGCCTTGCCTCGCCAGTCCTTGCCGCGCCTCGCCCCGTCTCGCCCTGGCGTGCCTTGCCCGGCCCTGCCTAGCCCCGTCATGCCTCGCCCGGCCATGCCCCGCCCTGGGGAAAATTTCCAAAACCAAATGCCATGCCAAGCCTCGCCTCGCCGTGCCACGCCATGCCCCGCCCGGCCGCGCCGTGCGAGCCATGCCTTGCCGTGCCAATCCAAGCCGCGCCCAGACCCGCCTTGCCTAGCCACTCCAATCCATGCCTAGCCGAGCCCCGTCTTGCCCTGCCGCGCCAAGCCGAGCCGCGCCCCGCCATGCCGCGTCGAGCCCAGCCGTGTTAACTAGCGACGGCCTTGAGCGGCGTGCTTTCAGCCTTAGCGACTTTGGCCTGGAAGCGACCAAAGCCTTTCGTCCGTCCGTCGCCCAAGCCCTCGATCCGTCCCGCCTCGTCGGCGATCCGCTGGAACTTGGAGAAATCGAGGAGATCGGTCAGTAGCTCCCACTCGCTGACAAGCTTCCAGTCAATGAAGTGAGGACGCATCCGCCACACTTTGGCGCGACCGACAGTCACGGGCGCGAGATAGCGGAATTGCTCATTCGCCCACAATTCGTCCGGCAGACGCGGGCCGGTATACTGCAAAGGAATTTCCAGCGAGAGCGGCATCAGCGCACGCTCGATGGTTTTGCCTTCCTTGCGCGCTTTCGCCGCCTGCACGAGACAACGCGAGAGATTGGGCGCGGGGATCATCGGCCCTTTCGAGCCGACATACAGCGAGCCCATGAACTCCAGACGCGAAATTTCCAACTGGTCCTCGCGGGTTTTGTCGGACTTGCTGGTCAACTCCGAAATCGCCCGCGCAAACTGGTTGTTGGGATTTGATAACGCCACGTTGTGCATCAGCAGCGGTGACGTTCCGAGTAGTTCGATAGACACTCTCATCTTTCATTCTCCACTTGGGTTAAAGCCGAGCCTCGCCCGGCCTTGCCTCGCCTAGCCTAGCCCAGCCGGGACAAGGCTTAAATCTTGCCATAGATCACATTGCTATGTCAAGGCTTAAGTCTTGCCTCGCCCTGCCCTGCCTTGCCTCGCCAAGCCGAGCCCGGCCGTGCCACGCCCAGTCCTGCCTGTCCGAGCCCTGCCTCGCCTCGCCTTGCCGAGCCTCGCCTATCCAGGCCATGCCCTGCCCCGCCCAGCCGCGTCCCGCCGAGCCGTGCCGCGCCGTGCCCAGCCCGGACAGGCCGCGCCGCGTCTAACCACGCCTAGCCAAGCCTCGCCACGTCCGGCCGCGCCTCGCCTAGCCTTGCCATTCCTCGCCTTGCCTTGACACGCCGCGTCATGCCACGCCGCGTTCAGTCCTCACCGATCAGGTCCATGACCTTTTCGAGCCGATGGCGAATGTGCGCTAACTCAGGCTCTGCACGGGCTCTGACGCTGGCGTCTAGCAGCGACAGCAACATGTCGGCTTCTTTATAGGTTAACTGAAGCTGAAACAGTTTTTGGCTTCGCCGCTTCATCGCCTTCATCCTTCTTGCCAAGCCAGACCAGCACTGCTTCCACGGCGCGCTTGTGCGTCTTGCCCTTTTCGTCGCAAAGGTGATCGCGCAGAGGTCCGCCGCCTCGAACCGTCCAGGTCCATTCTCCGTTGCGATAGCTCGATTGCTGGCGCGTCACTTGGTAGCGACGGCGAACCCTGACGCCGTATTTTTCCGTTGTCATTATTTCCACTTCGTAAGTGTGAGAGGTCCGCGTCCACGTAACTGTCTCAGTCATTCTAGCCTCCACTTGTTAAGCCAAGCCTCGCCGCGCCTCGCCGTGACCGGCCACGCCTCGCCGAGCCGAGCCCCGCCCAGCCTTGTTACTGAAGTTTCCAGTGTATCTCGCAATCCTGTCCGCAGTTGCAGCAAACAGAATTGCCGTCTAGAAGTTCGTGTATCTCCCAGCGTTGAAGCCGATCATTCCATTCTGCAAATGCCTCGGTTCGCACATGATGCGATCCACACTTGCTACAAGCAGGAATTGCTTTTTTGTCCAGGCTGTCTAATGTGATGGGATCAGTCGCGCGCATTCTTTGCTTCCATTAGCTTCCAGTACAGTTGCGACGTTACTACCGGCGACCGACCACTCGGAGCGTAAAGCCGAGAGATCGAAGTGAGCGGCGTTCGCATTCGGTAATTCGGATCGAATTGCGGACTGATCGGCTTCCCCAGCGCGTTCAGCGTTGGCCTTGCTTTCTTTGCTGGCGGTTTCGTCACGCGATACCCGTTCGCTTTCAGGCAAGCGATTGCGTCTTCTAGGTTCATTTTTCTTGCTCCACTTGTTCTAGGATGTAGACAGTTTCGGTGTAACACTTTTCGCAGAATTGCGAATAAAGCCGCTCTCCCTTGCGGTGCGGGTAAGCGCATCCGCGCCAGTCCCCGCCACAGTTAGCGCAATAAGCGTCTTCGTGCGTTCGCACCGGATGTTTGAGATACATAGCGTTTTCCTTTGAACGTCCGCCGATGGGCGCGTCTCCACGCGCGCCCATCAACTGAGGTTCACTCCGCAGCTACAGCCCCGAAAACGCGCCGCGCGGGAGTGGAAACGCGGTCGCGCCAGTTAACCGCGTCTCCGTTCGCCGCGCGGTAGAAGCGGTCAAAACTGTAATTCGGATTTGTGCCGCGCAGACCGTGAGCAAAGCGGGAAGCGATTTGCGCGCGCAGGGAGGGGCTTTCGATGTCCGCAATGATCGCAGCAATGCAGACATAGTGACGGTGTTGCAACGTGACCATTCTCGTAACTCCACTTGTCTCGGGTAAGATCGTTTTTTATTTGCGAGCCGGATTGTAGCAAACCCGGCTCGCATGTGTCAAGCGTTTTTTGTTACGCGGCTTGAAGTACCCGCTTCCACTCCGTCGCGGGGAGATCAATCAGCGCACCGCCTGCGGCTTCCATTTCCACAGCGCGGTCATAGGTCGCTGCATTGTGAGCTTGCGACGTTACGGCGTTGACAAGTCCCCACGCGGACAGGTCCCCGCCTTCGATCAGACTGCGGAGGATTGAACCCTTTTCGGCTTCCGTTGCGTTGACTTGCTGCGCCAGCACTTCCACGGCTGCGACCGGATCGCCGGTCACCCGCGCCTCGGTTAGTCCTTGCATCTTGCCAAGAGTGGCGCGGAAACGGGTTTCGTCCACGACAGCGCGAACCATATCGCGGACCTTGAGCAAAACCGTCGTATCATCCGCGCGCCGGGTGTCGTCCGCCCATTCCATTTCGCCCTCGTCTTCAACCGAGCGGCCGACATGGTTCCGGCGGAAGGCGTCGGCCGTCTTGGCACCGTTAAGGCACCACAGCCGCCAAATCAGACCGGCCACGCTAACCGAGCCGAGCCCGACTTCCGAGTTGCTGATGATACCGCCAGCCTGCACAACGTCGCCTACCTTCACTTCGCCTTGTATCGTCGGAACAACGAAATGGATGTATAGGCGACGGTCCGTTACCTCAGACGACACAATCTGAACTTGCGGCAAGTCAGCAAGCACTGGCAACGCAGCCTCTGCAATCTGTTCGTTTTCAATTCGCTGAAAACGATTTGACAGAAAGGCGCGGGTATCGCCGCCGAGTGTGCGGACCATCCGCTTTTCGGGATTGTCCTGAAACCAGCGATTGACATTCGTCGCCAGCAAGTCAGGCGCGGCGTGTAACATCCGGTCATAGTACTTTGACGGAATGTTAGTCCGCGCGCCGATCTGGTCATGTGCGAGCGGCAGAATGGGGAAGGTGTTAGGAACGGCCGACGCGCTATTGGGGATGACCAGCAACGGCTTTTTGTCCCCGTCAACTTCCATCCGCATGGCGCGGGTGTCGGCCACATAGTCGCGCTTCAAGGCGCGGTTCCCTTCGATCTTGCGGGCAAGATCAGTCAACGAAAGGCCCTTTTGCATTTTTTTCACTCCACTTGTCGGCGGAATTGCCGATCATGCCGCGCGCTGTGTCGCGGCATGGGCTGCAATTCAGGAATGGGTGTAACCGTCCGTCTCAATTCCTAGCCACATGCTTTTCCAACGCAGGATGACGCAGCCGGTCCCGTCCGAATAAGGGAAAACCTCTTTGCGAAATCGGCGATAATTGGTCGAAGGGATTTTGACTACCTCCGGTTTTGACCATTTCGCGCAGTGTGGGCATTGCGTGCCGCTGTGGCGCGTTGTGGGCGTGATGTAGTTAGGCCAGTCTCTTTGAAAGACCCGCCACAGAGCCTCGCGTTGTTTCCGTGTCGTTTTGACCATTGCTTTTCTCCACTTGTTTTGCGAGCGGAATTGTAGCAATTCCGCCCGCGTTGTGTCAAGCATTTTCTATTGCTCGTCTGACATTTCCTCATATTGCTTTTCATACTCTGCCGCGCGGCCGTCGAATGTCGCGCGGTCGATTGTCTCGCCATAAACGAAACCCTGGCTGTCGTTGTACAGAGTGAAAGCGTATTCCGTGCGGTCAACGTGATGGGGCCTGTCCGCGAGTGCCGCTCGCAATTCGTCATCTAGAATGAAAACGTCCTCGCACTCGTCATCGGCCCATCGCCATGTGTCGTCCGCGCCTCCGTTCATCGCCAAGTCATACATGACGACGGTCGACCAATGCTCCCCCTCGAATTTACCAGGGTTCTGCACGATACCGTGAGCGGACAGAGTGTAGTCTTTCGTCACGTCGTCTCGCGTCATCATAGCTACCTCCCACAAATGTCGGCGCATGTGTCCTCATACATGCGGTCAAGGTCAACGAAACCAGGGTCACGGCTCGCGTTGTAAGCTAACTGTCGTTCGCGTTCCGCGATGGTCAGTTCCTTTTGCGGGTTGGCGCGCTTCAACCCGTAAGAATTGAAGCATGGCCAGCAAGCCATAAGGCCGACACTCTTGCGCCCAAGACATAGCGGGCACGTCGTGGAACGGCGGACATGCGGGTAGTCCAGAGGCTTAACTTTCGGGAAACGTGCCATTGTCGCTACCTCTGCTCTGCGAACCACGGGCGGAAGGCTTCCCGCACCCAATCATAGGAAACGTCATGCCACAGCGCGGCGTGATACGCCGCTGCGTTGTGCGAATAGCCCATGCTGATGTAGTCGGCGAACGTCCGACGCACGTCGGCCTCTGTCTCGTAAAAGCTATCCATTGCGCTCTCCACTTGCGGGCTTGATCGCCCTATGCCTGCACTCTCGCACGGGAGGGGGTGTCAAGTCAATACACTTGTCAGCATGACAGGCATGTGTGACAAGCATACCTCCTTGACACTGTTGCACCATACCACCGGGCGACCGAC